TAGTAATGAACTTGTAGTTACTATCAAAACAGGCGAGAACACATATTGCAAAGATTATATATATCTTAACGATTGGACGTGTTATGTTATGGAGCAAACAGAACCGGTTGGGACAGATAAGTACCATTATGAATTGGTGTTTTACCCTGAAAGATTAATACCAGATATTGATATTAAATAAATAATATATTAACCGGCTAACAAATGGAGTTAGTTGCTAACCTAGAAAAATTATAGGCAGAGAGGTCTATAAGCATCTCTGCAAAAGCGGAGGTGCTTTTCTTTATGGCTAGTCAGAGCCTAATTTCAACAGTAAAAGGATATGAAAACTACATAGAGCGAAACGGAATAGACGAACAGGTCATTGACGCGTACATAGAAGCCGCAAAAGTAGCCGTAAATGGCGAAAACGATATAATGTATGGCTTGCGGTTGGCAGACCGCTCTAAGGGCATAATAGAGCGTTTCTGCATGGAAAGGACCGGCGGTACAATATGGGATTTGGAAAAGTATGCTTTCGCAAATAAGACTTATTACGATCTGATAGACAAATACTACCGACCGGTGCTTATAAGAGCGCAAAACCAACAAGTCGATGACTATTTTCAATACTTGGAACGTAAAAGGGAACCGCGTGAACGGTTCTATATGCCCCGAAAGAAATGTTTTGAGAAAATGGGACTTATACAAGCCTTGCAAGGAATGATTGATGACGAATATGACATATTATGCATATCGGGTATTCCGGGTTTTGGCAAGACTACAACCGAGAAGTTCTTTAATTCGGGCGTTATAGGGTGGTTTCCTATGGATTTTACATTGTTTTATTCGCACAGTGGCGATATTACACGAATGTATTATGACGGTGTATACGACATTGTGACAAACAGCGATGAATACACTTGGAACGAGATATTCCCAGGGCTGTCTGTAACGTCCACAAACGCCAAAATGGAGCAGTTTAACGTAGGCAAGTATAAACCATTCCCGTCAATGCAGTGTACGTCCGTAGGCAGTAAAAACGCCGGTAAAGTCCGCGCAAGTAAATTCTTGCTTGTTGATGATATGATAGGCGGCATTGAAGAAGCATTAAATCCCACCATTCTTGATAAGCTGTGGAGCAAATACACCGTAGATGCAAGGCAGAGAAAGATAGAAGATACAAGCGGCAAGGCTTGTAAAGAAATCCATATCGCTACAAGGTGGTCGGTGCAGGATGTCATCGGCAGAATACAAAACAAGTATGCTGGAAATCCGCGTGTGAAGATAATTGCAATGCCTGATGTAGATCCGGTAACCGGAGAAAGCAACTTTGATTTTGAGTTTGGCGGATTTACCAAAGAGTTTTTTGCCGACCAACAGTTACTTATGGACGAAATCTCTTATAAATGCCTATATAAGCAAGAACCGGTTGAACGTGAGGGATTATTGTTTCCGGACGATAAAATCCGCAGATACCTTAATCTTCCGCACGAAGAACCGGAGATTATTACCGGACAATGCGATACAAAGGGCAAAGGAACCGACTATTTTGTGCTTCCGGTATTACAGAAATACGGAGATGATTACTATTGTGTGGATTGCGTGTGCGATAATACAGCGGATTACGAAAAGCAATACGAGAATGCCGCAAACGTAATTGTCAACAATGAGGTGCAGGAATGCGAGTTTGAACGAAATGCCGGTGGTGATCGTGTGGCAATGGAAGTCAATAAGCGAGTTGAAGATAAAGGTTGGATATGCAACATTACTGATATTCCAACAGAAACCAACAAGGAAGCAAGAATTTTCCAATGTTCAAATTGGATTTTACAACACGTTATCTTTAAGGACCCGTCACAGTACACACCAACCGAACCGTACGGTGTTATGATGGCACTTTTAAAGCAGTATTCAGTCAGCGGAAAAAAACAGCTAGATGATGTACCGGATGTTTTTTCAAACTTTGCGTTAAGGATGCAAAAAGGCAATAGGACACGAAAGACAGTAATTATGTCAAGTCCGATATAGGGAGGTATTGAATGACGACCAAAGACTATCTGAATCAAGTAGGCAGGCTTAATCGAATGATTAACAACAAGCTCGTGGAAATCGCGCAGCTTAAGGAATTGGCTTGTAGTATATCAGCAATACAAACCGGAGAACGAGTTCAGACGACACCGAACTATGACAAGATAGGCACAGCATACGCCAAAATCGACGAAAAGGAACGTGAAACGGACTTATTGATAGATAAGTATATTGACACAAAAAACAACATAATTGCGCAAATAAAGAATATACCTTGTGATAGACATCGAAAAGTGATTTATTGGAGATATATTGAGCAATATAGTATACACCGGATTTCTCAATTTTTAGGTATTACGGACAGAGGATGTAAAAAGTTACACAAAAGAGCAATAGAAGAATTTGAAAAAGCAAACAAAACACAAAATATAGTATAATGCTTGACAGTTCACTACAATATGTTGTATAATCGTATCGTGAAAAACTGTAAAATAAATTATTCTTTTGGCAACAACATAGAAAGCACATCACTTTTATAAGCGGTGTGCTTTTTTCATGGAGAAAATTATGGAAAGTAAAACAATATATTGCCCTCGGTGTGGGCGCAAAGTTACCACATATGATGGTAAATCTACTATGAATCCATTTGCTAAGTGTAAAAAATGTAAGAAACTTGTCATATATGACATAGAACACAATAAGACATTATTAAAACCGCTCCCGGAACGCAGAACAAGTTCTGGAGTTACTTTTTGTTAGAGGTAGTAAGGCTATGCAGAACGCAGGAAGAATTGTAATAACAACGGATGTTCCGGAAATCACATATAAAAATGTATTAGATGTAGTCCGTAAGGCTTATGCGGTGCATACGCAGAATGCAACCAAAATACAAGGACTTCTTGATTATGACGCAGGAGTGCAGCCGATAATTCGTAAGAACCCGAAGACATACAGACCTGACATTGATTGCGAGTGCGTAGACAATGTGGCGCATCAGGCATCCGACTTTTGGACGGGTTTCGCGTGGGGCAACCCTATAACACTTGTTCAGAACGGAGACGGTAAAGAGCGATTTATAGCCGATGCAATATCAGAACTGAATAAGCAGTATGAATTGTTGAGAATAAAGTCCAAAACGCAGGAATTAGGACGATATGTAACGGTTGACGCGGTATGCAACGTGTACGTTGATGTGAATATGGATTGGAAAGAGGGCAAGCCTTACTTTACATATGACATATTAGACCCCAGGACATCGTTTGTTATTAAGTCAAGCTATTATTCAGATAAACGAACAATGTTAGGCGTTACATATAGGCACGACAGCGAAAGTGGTAATAATTATTTTACTTGCTTTTCAAAGGACTTCCGGTTTGAGATAGTAAACCTCAATGAAATCGCAAACGGAGATTTTACAAAGCCTGAGGGTTGGCGACATAAACAACGGAGCGGAGAGACAAATCCTCTTGGTGTAGTGCCGATAGTTGAATATTTCCGCTCGTATGACCGTATGGGCGTATGGGAACATCAACAATCGGAATTAGATAACCTTAATCTTCTGATTTCGGACTTCACTAACGATGTCGAGCAGAATACACAAGCGGTATGGCACACCAACGATGTAGAGTTCCCTACCATACAAGAAGTGACAGAAGATAAAGACGGTGTAAAACACGTTACCGAGACGGTCAGAAAGCCTAAATCAGGAGAATGGATGCAGACTTATACAACCGCAGACGGCAAAACACCGTTAGTTGAAAGCCTTGCAATCAATTACGACTACACCGGAATGCTTAACAATATTCAATACAGACGTAATAAAATCCTTGAAAAGTGCAATGTTCCGCTGACAAACGATAACGCATCTAACATAACCGGTGTTGCGGCAAGCAATGCAAGCGGTTGGGACCATGCAGAAGCAGCGGCAACCAAATTACAGATGATAACCGAAAGCTGCAAAATGGACGAATTGGAAGTAGTGCTTGCAGCGATAGAAGCAAGTCCGTATGTACCACAAGATAGTCCGTTAAGGCAGATAACACTTGCGGATATTGAGGTAAATATCAAGAGGCAAAAGCTTTATGAACTTTCGACAAAGGTAAACAGCATTGCGACACTTGTTAATACCGGATTTGACGGTGGCAAGGTACTCAATGCGATACCGGTATTTGATGACCCTAACGAAGTATGGGAAGCAAGTAAAGATACAGTCGAACAAATACAACGAGCCGGCTTTAAGAATGGAACATCAGCGGATGAACCTAACGCGGGGCGGACAATGCAAGACTTATCTGATCAAGTCGGGAACAGTCCTCTTATAGATAAGAGCAGAACAGCAAATAATTAAAAATAGGCTACTAAGGGCAAGACCTTTAGTAGCTTTTTATATGCCCTAGAGAAAGGGCGTAATAAATATCGCACGAAGTCAGAGAAGACGTTAATCGCAGAAAGTAGAGGTAAAAATTATGGCAGAAGAAACCAAAGTAACAGAGATAACGACAGAACCAACAACCACAAAACCGACTGAAAAACCGGCAACACCTACGGTTGAAGAACTTATGGCGCAGCTTGCTAGTGAAAAAGCAGAAAAAGAAAAGTATAAAAGCGCATCCGATAAAGCTAGTTCGGAAGCAGCACAATACAAGAAACAGTTACGCCTTAAGCAGACAACAGAGGAGCAGGAAGCGGAAGCAAAGGCAGAAGCCGAACGCTTGCAGAACGAAAAATATGAGGAAGCCGTTAAGGAACTTAATCATATTAAAGCGGTCAACGCATATAAGAGCGTGTCTGAAAAGGCTGTTGAAAAGCTGATTGACGCGGTTTCGGACGCAGACCATAGCGCGATTGCGGCAATTATTGAAGCAGAAAAGAAAGCTGCAGTCGCAGAAGCACAGACTGAATGGATGAAGTCACGACCTAGAGTTAATGTCGGTGGAGAGTATTCCGGCATGACTAAAGAGCAGATTATGGCTATTCCAGACAGAATAGAACGAAGAAAAGCTATTGCAATGAACATGGGATTGTTCAGCTGAAACAGGAGGTAAATTATGGCAGTAGATGCGAACTTAATCAAAAAGGCAGACCTTGTAAGAGCAAGGGAAGTAGAATTTGTCAATTTATTTGGCGAAAACATCAAGAAGCTTGTTGAAGCACTTGGTGTAACAAGAAAAATTCCAAAGCAGGCCGGCTATACACTTAAATCTTATAAGGCAACCGGAACACTTGAGGACGGCACAGTAGCCGAGGGCGAAACAATTCCGCTCTCCAAGTACCAGACAGAGGCAGTAGCCTATGCCGAAATCACGCTTAAGAAGTGGAGAAAAGCAACATCCGCAGAAGCAATCATCAATGGCGGCTACGATCAGGCAGTACAGATGACAACCGACAGAATGTTACTCGATGTTCAAAAGGGCATCAGAGGTGACTTCTTCACATTCCTTGCAACCGGAACCGGAACAGCTAAGGGAGACTCATTCCAGGCGGCACTTGCGCAGGCTTGGGGACAGTTACAAGTTAAGTTTGAGGATGATGCAATAAGCGCGGTTTATTTTATGAACCCGCTTGATGTTGCTGATTACCTTGCTAAGGCACAGATAACATTACAGACAGCATTTGGTATGACCTATGTTGAGAACTTCCTCGGATTAGGTACAGTGATTTTTGACAGCAAGGTGCCAAAGGGAACTATCTATGCAACCGCAAAGGACAACATAGTTCTTTACTATGTGCCGGTAAATGGTGCCGACCTTGGAGAAGCTTTCGATTTTACATCAGATCAGACCGGACTTATCGGTATTCATGAAACACCGGATTACAGTAATATGACAGCATCCGATACGGTTGTATCCGGAATTGTCCTTTTTGCTGAAAGAATAGACGGAATTATCAAGTCTACGATTGAAGCAACAGTATCAGCTTAAGGAGTGAGCAATAGTGAGTTACAAAGTAATTCATAAGTTCATTGATTTACAAGACTCTGATTATTTATATAGGGTGGGGGATAAATACCCCCGCTCTGGAATAAATGTTAAGCAATCAAGAATTGATGAACTTGCAAGCGATAGGAATAAAGCAGGAGAACCGCTTATTGCATTGGATGAACCGGAAAAAACCGCAGATTTTACACAGTATATGAATGAGCCTATACACGAATATACGAAAACGGAAATCAACCGCACAAGTACATCGGACTTGCGCATTATTGCCGCCAAACAAGGCGTAGAAAATGCGGAAGAACTTACGGGAGCCGAACTCAAGAAACTGTTAATCGAGAAGTTAGGATTGTAGGAGCAAACAATGAACGAATACACCATATTAGAGCAAGTCAAGATACGACTTAAACAATTTCATATTGAAGATGAAACCGGAGAAGATGTGGTTGTGTTCGACAGCAAAGAAGACAATCTGTACATCCAACAGCTGATTAAGCAGGTTGAGAACGAAATAAAAAAAAGGCGTAATTACCCTAGCAGTTACACAGAAGAGCAGATTGCGGCAGATATGGCGAATTACGAGGATGTTATTGTCAACCTTGTTGTGTACGACCATTCGCAAGCCGGAGAGGCATATATGGAAACATATTCCGAGAATGGCGTAAGCCGTAAATGGGTTGAGCGTAACAAGCTGATGTCGGGCGTAATTACACTTGCTAAAATACCATAGGTTGTTTAACAACGCCTTTAGGGCATTAAAAGAAGATTGTGCGTGACCGTAAAGGTTGCAGGCGGCACACTTTAAGGGTGGTGGGCGGTGTGCCATTTTACGAAGAAAGGCGGTATGTTATGACTGCATCGACAGTAGTAAGCATAATAGCAGTGACGCTTTCTTTTATTTTCGGCATTATAAGCATATGCTTTTCGTGTCGAAACAGCAAAAGAACCGACACAAAAGATATAGAAGAGCGCGTAAAAGAGAATACGCGTATCAACATGAAATTAGATGCAATCTCGACAAACACTACGGATATTAAGAATGAAGTGTCGGAGATGCGGAAAGAAATCAATTCGCATAATGACCGCATTATCAAGGTTGAAGAGAGTGTAAAAAGTTTGCATCACAGACTTGATGGGTTAGAAATCCGAATAAACGGAGAGAAGGAGGCATAGAACTATGATTGATATAACACAAGTAGGAACTGTACTTGCAATAGTAGTAATTGCGTATCTTATAGGCCTTGCGGCAAAAGCCATTAAGGTAATTCCTGATAAGGCAATTCCGATAATTGTAGGAGTTGTAGGCGGTATATTGGGCGTAATCGGAATGTATGTAATACCTGACTTTCCGGCGAATGATGTGCTGAATGCGATTGCGGTCGGAATTGTATCAGGTTTAGCAAGTACCGGCGTAAATCAGGTTTATAAGCAGGCCACAAAGAAAGACGATGCTTGAAATCAATAAACAAACGATGAAATACTCCCGACAAGGCGAGAAAGTAGAGATATACGAAAGAGACAGCGACGGAAACATCGTGTACACGAAATACACAACCGCAGACGGCAAGCCGATACCGGTCATAAAAGATACTGTAATCGGGTATTCTGACCCGGTTACATTCCGTGCAAGCATCAATAACAAGTTATCAGAAGTCTTGATAAAGGAATTTGGCATTGATGACAGCACAAGCTATCTTCAGATAGTAACGGATAAAGGCGCGTTACCGATTAAAACCGGCGACTACATATGGAAGTCATCGGCTGTCGGCAGAGATAAAAACAACCTTGTTGACGTTACCACGGCTGATTACATTGTCAAAGGCGTAGCAGACGAGGGATTGACGGTGGACTTATTCTTGCTACAGAAGAATGTGAGGTAACAATATGCCGACAATCACAGTCAATATGTTTTCGCAACAATCCATTCTAAACGCCGTAAACGCCCTAAAAAGCTATTCTAATTCTCTGACATATAAATGTCAGCTATTAGCCGAAAAACTAGCTGAAAAGGGCGTAGAAATCGCTAGAGTGCAATTAGCAGACCTTGATGCAATCTTCAAACGCGAATTGATAGAAAGTATTCATTCAGAATACGAAACATCGGTTCGCGGTGGCGGTATATGGGCGGTGGTAGCCGGAACAGACCACGCGATGTTTGTTGAGTTCGGAACCGGCACAGTCGGGCAGAGCAGTCCATACAAAGGCAAATTGCCGGACGGTGTGACTTGGCAATACGCAAGCGGTAAGACAATCAGACAGCTTACGGACGGCAGATACGGATGGTTTTATCCGGGCGATAACGGTAATTGGTATTTTACCGAGGGTATGCCGTCAAGACCGTTTATGTATAATACGGCAAACGAACTTAGAGAGATTATTGTAAGCACAGCAAGAGAGGTGTTCGACAATGACTAGGGATAATCAGTGGGCGTATGACCTTGACAAGATAATATATTCGATTGTATCAGCAAGAGCGAAAGAACAGCTTGTTGCGAAATATCCGACACTGTTTGTCACTGACGAGGAAGAAACATCGTCAAACCCACAGTTCCCGACAGTGTATATACACTCTCTGTCATCCGTGGAAGAGGGAGCAGACCTTGGCGGACAGACAATTAATGCCGTCAGAGCGACAGTGCAAGTCAAGGTAAGTACGAATAAGGATAGCAGCGATGCAAGAGAAGTAATGAGTGCTATCGCTGATATTTTTAAAACGATGCGGTTCAAAGCAATCGCGATGCCGGAAATTAAGACGTCCGGCGGAATATACAGAAGTGATGCGCGGTTCAGAAGAATAATCGGCGCAAACGACACACTAACATGAAAGACCTTTAAGGTCTTATTTTTTTAGACAAAATTAGGAGGTAAAACACAATGGCAACAGCAGGAGTATCAAACCTTGGCGTGACATTTTCATACGGTGTTGAAACAACAGCCGGCACAAAACCTACAGCATTCAAGCTTTTAACTCGTATTAATTCGATTGATGAAATCACGGTTACACCGGAAGCGATAGACGCATCCGCGCTTGAGGATTTGCAGACGCGTAACATCGCCGGTAGAGATACCTTAACAGATACGGTGGCAGTAGGCGTAAACAAGACAGATGACACACTTAAAGAGTGGGAAGATTTGATTGCCGCTTATAAGAAGCTTGACGGCGGCAAGAGAATGTGGTTCCAGGAGATAACACCGGGTATCACAAAAGCGGAGTTTTTCGTAGCAGCACCACCTTCAAAACTTCCGGTTACAAGCAAGGCACAGAATGAACTTAACATTATGACAATCAATCTTATCTTGGATGAGATGATTGGTACAGACGAAGCCGTTGCCCCGACAGCGGGGGAATAGTTAGCCATTCGACCGACAATGTGGTTAAAAAGGCTGTATCGAATGGCACAGACACAGAAACAGCCGACTATACGCAGTACCTTAACGGTACGGAGTAACAACTGACAGAAAGGGCGGTCTACGGACTGCCCCTTTCCTATGTGTAGGACATAGGAGGAAAGGTAAAAGGTATAAACAATGAAAACTATTACTGTAAAAGGCAATGAATATAAATTAGAGTTCGGCTTTGACGCAGCTGAACACAAAAACACCGTGCAGAAAATGTTCAAGGTTAAGAGCGGTGCATATATGGTTGAAGAGGGCATATCCGTTGACGGAACACCGACAGCAAGCGGAATTATTAACGGAACAGCATCTATGGTAGGTGATATACCGGGCATCGTAAAATCAGCTTTTTTTGCCGGATTACTTGAACATCACGATATGCCGGAAGAGGATGCACACGAACTTCTTAAGGACTATATGAGGGAGAATAAGCTGTCATTCCGTGATGTGTTTATGGAACTGACGGAGTGCATGGAAACTGACGGTTTTTTCGAGCTGGCGGGCATAACGGCGATGCTCAAGGAAGCGGAGCCGGAGGAAGAGAAGAAAACAATCAAAGCCGTCAAGACTCCACAAGACCACAAGAAACCGACTTCCACAAAATAATATGGGAAGAATACTTCCCTATGGCTTTTTCACTTGGAATATCCTTAACAGAGTTTAAACACCTTAACCCAACCAAACTTGCATTGTGCATTGAGGGCGAAAAAATGAAACAGCGGCGCATTGATACTCTTGTGTGGAGTATGTCGCGTGAGTACGGAATACCGATGATTGCCCTTGGCTCAAATAACGGTATTCTTGGCAAAAAGAAAGTCGATTTTCCGGAACGCCCAAACAGCGACAAATCAGGTCCGCCTGAGGTTGACGAGAATGGGGAGGAGATATTATCTCCGGAAGAACTTGACCGACAGCGCAAGGCGTTTGTGCTTAAGATGCGCACGATGAAGATAAATTGGGATTTAAACCATCCAAAGAAAGACGAGGGCGGTACAGCTTAACGGCGTACTGCCCTTTATTTTTTATAAATTAAACAGAGAAAGTAGGTGCAAAAATGGCAGATAACGACATTGACCGCTTGAAGATACAAGTCGAAGCCGAAGCGACTAAGGCGAGCAATGCAATAGACCGCTTGGCTAATAGTATGCTTAAGATGTCACAAAGCCTTGGCGTAGATACGCACAAGCTGATGAACATTGCGACAAGTATCAGACAAGTATCAGATGCGGCAACCGGTTTTAAAGGCGGCAAATCGGCTGAAATAACCTCTTTAGCGCGAAGCCTTATGAAATTCTCATCTGTCGATACAAACTCGATATATGGGATTTCCTCGGCACTACAGAACCTTGCAAATGGTATGGCGGCGGCACAGAGTATAGACGCAAGCGGGATAGCCGGTCTTGTCAACGCAATATCAAAGCTTGGCGGTGTGAAGTCCACAGCCGGAACAGACAATTTGCTCCGTATGAAAGATGACCTTGTGCAATTCATACAAGGGATGAACTCTGTCGGAAGCCTTAATTTTGATGTTACCGGACTGTCGAACTTGATATACACGGTATCAAGGCTTGGTACGAATATATCAAGCAATGCCACAGCAAATTTACCGGGAATATCGACGCAGTTACAGAATTTTGTCCGACAGATGAATGACATAGGCTCTATTAGTTTTGATGTGAATAGGCTGTACAGTCTCACAAGTTCAATATCAAGGCTTGGCGGTGTTGCATCGGGCAGAGCAATAACAAACATTCCGCAGTTGGCACAAGCGATTAAGAACCTTATGGCAACCTTGGCAGCAGCACCGCAGGTAAGCAATAATCTTATACAGATGACAAACGCGATTGCCAACCTTGCAGCACAAGGCAGTAAAGCAGGAACGGCATCAAAACGAATACAAAAAGGACTTGATAACGTATCAAGGAGTGCCACAACAGCGAAAGCCAAAACAGTGAGCCTTGCGCAGGTGTTTGGTAAGCTGTACGCGAATTTCTTTTGGGTTATTCGTGGCGTAAAGAAATTAAACAGTGCAATCCGAAGCACAACGGATTACATTGAAGCATTTAACTACTATACCGTAGCTTTTAACAAAATCGGTTCGGAATGGGGCGATGAATTTGCTAAATACGGTTATGACAATGCCACAGAATACGCAAACAGTTTTGCAAAGCGCGTAAACGATAAATTAGGTAAGTTATCCGGCCTTAAGGTTGATATAGATGCAGGACTTCTTGTTGAAAGCGGTGCGAAAAACCTTGGACTGAACATACAAGAGGTCACACAATATGCGTCACAGCTTGCATCGGTAACTAACTCATTAGGGCAGAGCGGAGAGACAACGACCGCAATAGCAAAGTCGATGACAATGCTTGCCGGCGATATTAGTTCACTTTTTAATGTTGATTACTCAAAGGTAGCAACGAACTTACAAAGTGGCTTAATCGGTCAGTCAAGGGCATTGTATAAGTACGGCATTGATATAACCAATGCCACATTACAGACATATGCCTATAACTTAGGCATTGAAAAAGCCATAAGCGAAATGTCGCAAATGGAAAAACAGCAATTAAGAGTTCTTGCAATCCTCGACCAAAGTAAAGTATCGTGGGGCGATTTAGCTAATAAACGAAAGAAAGTTTACAGATTAACTTATCTTTCAAGTGTTGCATAAGAATAGAAATATCTTATGGCAATCGGGCAAAATCGGTGAAGGCTAAGGCTTTAAGCTATGCTAATACCGAGATAACTCAATAGATAGCGAAAGGTTATTGAGTATCGTAACGAGTAGGAAGTGAATAAATATAATCTTCCCAAGAGTGTCCGACACTACTGTATAAAGGACAGTATGAGGTGGAAGTGGCTACCACCAAACCAAACGTAAAACGTGGGTGATAATGTACTCTGAACTTATAGGAAACTATAAGAAGCATAGGATAAAGAGCCTATGCGATAACATGATTGACAATAAATTCGCCAAACAATATGATACGTCAGCTTAGCACGAACTTCAAGGAAACCGGAATGGTATTAGGTCAGTTGTTTATACCTATGCTGCAAAAGGTTTTACCGGTTATCAACGGTGCTACGATTGCGGTTAAGCGACTGCTAGTAAACATTGCGTCCCTTATGGGAATTAAGATTGACTTTGAAAGTTTCGGTCAAAGCGGTTACAAAGAGGAAAGCGGTGCCGTAGATGATGTTGCGGACAGCTACGATAATGCAGCCGCGGCCGCTAAAAAGTGGCAGAATCAGCTTATGGGTTTTGATGAAATCAATAAGCTTACGGAACAGAGCGATACAAGTAGTGGCAAAACTGCAGGTGCCAAAGATACGCTTGACCTTACGGACGAAATCCTTAAGGCCACGGAAAATTACGAAAAGGTTTGGAACAAAGCCTTTGCGAATATGGAGAATGAAGCGCAGAAATGGGCGGATAAAATTTACAACACAATTGTAAACCATAAATGGTATGAAGCCGGAAAATTCATAGGCAGTCTATTGTCTGACGGTGTATCTTCTGTCAATTGGGAGGGCGTTGGAAAATGGATAAGCGACACCATATGCGATGCTATTGATTTTGTCAGAGGTTTTATTGACGGTGTAGATTGGAATGAATTAGGCAAAGCCATTGTAGAAATGGTAAACAACATTGATGTTGGCGAAATAATTGTTTCAATCGCCAAACTTGTGTTCTCACTAGCCGGTGCATTGGTTGACTTTAATTGGGGAAGTTATCAAGGTGCCTGGGAAGAAGGCGGCGTAGGAGGAGTAATCACAAGGGTACTTGCCGGAAGTGCTCCAGGATTGCCGATAATCATTAAGCTTGCAACAGAAATTATTGCAAAGATAAAAGACACCGAATTTTTCAAGGCTATTAATGATTGGTGGGATGATAATGTCCTTCCAAAGCTTGAAAAGGCATGGGAAATAAATACAAAGATTGTCGCCGAGATAACGAATGTATTCAAGAACACCGCAAAGCAATTATGGGATAACTTCAAAAAGGCGTGGAAGACTGTCGCAAAAGCCGGAATTGAAATTGTCAACGACTTTAAAAATACCGCGAAAGAAATGTGGGAAGATTTTAAAGACTCTTGGCTTGGAAGTTGGGTAATCTCAATCGGAAATGAGTTTGTCAATACCGCAAAACAGCTGTGGGATAAGCTTAAGAATGAGTGGGACAGAATACGCCATAATTGGATTGAAATAACTAACTTACTTAAGTTTACTGCAAGCGAATTGTGGGAAAGGTTCAAAGGAAGCGGTTTTGGAAAATGGGCAATCTCCATTGTCAATACACTTAAAAATACCGCATCGCAGTTATGGAACAATTTCAAGACGAATTGGGGCAATCGCGCGGTATCTATCATAAATACGCTTAGAAACACGGCATCGGAATTGTGGGCGAAATTTAAAGCCGGTTGGAGAAACTTTGGAGTGAGCATAAAGAATGTTTTATTGCATCCTGCAAGTACATTGTATAAAAACTTTAAAATAGCTTGGTCGATAGCTGCTTCGGCCGGTGTTAAGATTTTTAACCGGTTAGCTGAAACTGCAAGGGAGTTATGGAACAAGTTCAAGGAAAATTGGTACAAACTCAATCCGGTACTTAATATCGGGTTAAGCCTGATTGACAAGATAAAAGGTCTCAGAGGCGGCGGTGGTGGAAGTGCTTTTGCAACCGGTGGATTTCCGGAAGACGGAGTATTCTATGCCAACCATAATGAACTTGTCGGACGTTTTTCCAACGGAAAGACAGCAGTTGCTAATAACGATCAGATAACTACCGGTATTAGGGAAGCTGTAGTGAGTGGTATGTTACAAGTGTTTGGCGGTATGAATATGAGCAGTCAGCCTAGCCACATTGTAGTTCAGATTGACGGCAAGGAAGTATTCAGTGCTGTACAAAAACAGGCAGACGACTTCACTACAAGAACCGGGCAACCGGCATTTTTAACTTAGTATAAAGAGAACACTTACAGAAATGTAGGTGTTCTTTTTTTACCCCAAAATCAAGCGAAAGGCGGATTAGAATGAGCGAATGGCTTAAGATTGGCAACCTCAAAATGCCGAAAATATCCGGATTAACACCGAGTTGGAATAAAGTGTGGAGCACAAATACCGGGCGTAACGCAGAAGCGACAATGGTAGGCACAATAAAGGCAATAAAGAAAAAACTTGAAGTAGCTTTTGTTCCGTTATCACAGTCCGAACTGAACACGATACGGACAGCCGTAAATAACATTAAAACACCTTATGCAACAGTATCATATCAGCTTAATTCGGGCGAAACAGACAGTTTTACGGCATATACCGGAGATTTAGCCGGACAGCTTTATCTTGATGCGCCCGGCAAGACAATCTACAAAGATGTCAAAATCAGCATTATAGAGAAATAGGAGAATATGAAATGAAATTATTTGAAGTAGTATCGGTATCAAACGGACTTAGAATACTTGACGGAAAGCGACTTCCGGCAAAAATTAATTACGCGCTTATGAAGAATAAGAAAGCACTTCTTAGCGAATTGCAAGGCATCCAGGAACAGCGCATTGAGATTATGAAGTCGCACGCAAAAAAAGACGATAACGGCGAACCGGTATCGGAAAACGGACAGTTCATCTTTGAGAGTGATGCAGACAAAGAGGAAGCTACAAAGGAATATGCGGAATTACTCAACGTAGATGCTAACATTGACATTATGACGGTTACTTTTGATGACATTGTAAAGTGTGACGATATGGAACCGCTCACGACATCAGAGATTGAAGCACTGGAGTTTATGATTGATTAACAATCGGGAGGTAGTCCAACGAGAACTGCAAGCACGGATTTTATAGCGGCGGCAACAACCGACTATGCACGATACTACGGCAAATTTACCGTAGGCGAAACAGAATATACAGTACCGCTTACCGACTTAAAGGTAACGGCATCGGAGAATGGAAGTAGTGACTTAACGATAGGCAACGCACAATCGTCAAGCATTACTTTTTCTATTTATGAAGATACGATTGACCTTGAGAATAGAGAAATGGTCTTATTCGAGGGATTAGAAGTATCAGAGGGCAACATAGAATATATCCAAATTGGGATATTCAAGATAACATCTGCCACAGCGGAAGAGGGGAAAACATCTTACACCGGATATGACCGTATGTACAGCAGTATGGAAATGACGTATGTGTCAAAGCTGAAATATCCGAACAAAGATATTAATATCGTCAAGGAGATATGCACACAAGCCGGTATCACGTTTGTTGAAAGTACAATGGATAATAAGACAATATCTATTGCGACCGCCCCAAAAGGATATACAAGGCGCGAAATGTTAGGTTATCTGTCGGCAAGGCAGGGTAAAAATGCTGTCATTAATTCACAAGGACAGCTTGAATTTCGGTGGTACAAAGACGCTGATTACACTATACGTCCGAAAAAATACTATGAGAATGGCTTAAAGTTTACGACAAGCAAGGCTTTTAAGGTCGAGAAGATAGTATGTGAGGTTGCTACGTATAACGACAGTAAAACTCTTACAAGTGGTAGCGGTACTATGGCAATCAACATATCTAATCCGTTTATGACGCAGGCGGTTCTTGATGCCGTATACAAGAAGATAGGCGGTTTTACTTATAGACCGCTTACGGTTGAATGTCTCGGCGATTGGCGACTTGAAGTCGGGGATATTGTTAAAGTAACATCTGACGGTGTGGAGTATTCCGCCCCAATTACAAGCATTGTTTACGATTGTGACGGCGGTCTTAAATGTTCGATTGAGAGTTGCGGACAATCTGACACAAATAATTCAATCAACCCTACCGGTCCGATAACATCTCAAATGCAAAGACTGACAGCGGAACTCATAACAGCTAATCAGGTTATAGCAACGAAAATATCCGCAGAGCAGGCAGACATCAAGTACGCTACGATTGCTATTCTTAACGCATTATCGGGCAAATTTGACACGTTAAGTGCAAAGGCAATAACTACGGATAACATAGCCGCCGTGACCGCCAAATTAGGCTATATGACAGCGGAACAAGCGGATATTAAGTACGCGAATATCGAACTGACAAACATTGATACCGCAAACGTGGCTACATTGTTTGCGAATGTCGGCTTGATTGACCGTGCAACCGTAGTTGAGGGGCATATAACCGGCTTTCTCGACAGCGTAGAGGTAAACGCAAATAAGATAACCGCAGGAACACTTGTTGCGGATAGAATACTTCTTAAAGGTTCAGAAAGCGGATTGCTTTATGCACTTAATAATCTCGGCGAACTGACAAGCACTACGGTTGACAGCTTAGACGGATATATACTTACTGACCGTACAATCAATGCGGATAAGATAGTCGCAAACAGCATAACCGCAAATGAACTTGATGTTGAGAATATATTTGCTGATAATGCGGTAATCTCAACGATTACTTCACAATCGGCATTTATCAACGCTATCAGCACAAATAGTGTGGTTGTAGGCATAAAGAATACCGTAGACAATTTATCCGTAGGTGATAGGAATTTACTTCTCGCAACAAAGAATTTTGGCAAAATATCTACTTCAAATGGTGATTGGTTAATGTCCACAGATGATGATGGATTTACAGTTGCAAGTCGAACTGGCGATGGCAGGTATAATTCAATTCAAGTAATTACGAATGTTGACGCGACTGACAATGCACAATCTGATAAGCAAGTGGTCATCACTATTGACGCGAAAGCCGACGATTTGTTGACAACACCTCGAAATTATCTCGTGGCTTGTGAAGTTTATGGCTCAAATGACGGATTTAAGACGTGGTTTAGAGCTGTATACACAAACTGTTATATTGACGGTTCGGGTAACAATTTAAAGTATTTGGCAGGCACAAGAGAAAATGATAAATGGTGTGCATTAAGTTTTACAATGACATTGGATAAACTGACATCAGGTTCGTGGGGGACGTATAACGAATACCATTATGGAGTAGCCGTGTATACTCACTCAAATAACACCGGTCATACAATCAGTGTTCGTAAATTCAAAATGTCATTCGGTAATGTTCCGTCAGATTGGTCACCTAATCCGGATGATATATCGGTTGAGAATATCTATTCCGCAAATACCACAACGATTGACGGTGGGAAAATTACAACCGGTAGTATTACGGCAGACAAAATAAGCGTTGATGATTTAAGCGCAATTACGGCTACAATCGGTTCGTGGAGCATAACAACAAACAAGATTTATGCCGGAGATGCCGAAACCGGAACAGCAGTTATGCAAAGACCGACTGTAAACACAAAATGGGTATTCGCGGCCGGCGGTAAAGACCATACTAATTACGGAGATTGTCCGTTCAGAGTTGATAAAGAGGGTAACCTTTACTCAACAAGTGGAACAATCGGCGGATTTATAATCGGTGCTGATTATTTAAGAACAAAAGCAGACAGCCGTGGCTATAAATTTGGAATGAGTTCTAACGCACAGCCGACCGGAATATGTTCGTATATCGGCAAAGAGGGTACGGACTATGACTATGTATATAGGCTTGGTTGGGACGGCAGCGTGGAGACATCTAAGCTGACAGCCAGCGGAGCAGTATTCGGAAGTGGGCGTGTTTATTTTGAAGCAACCGAAAAAGCATATCTGACAAAGGGCGATAGTATACCTATCGTATTTTCTACCGGCGGATATATAACCGGTGGCGGTCAGACGGTAGCTTTTTTTCTCCCGACAAGGCTTATTATTGGCGCAAGCAAAGCTACATTGTCGTTTACATCAAGTGAGGGCATTAAGGTCAGACAAGGCGGTAACTATTGCTATGGCTCCACGGCTGAGACGAATGTCAGACCAACATCTCAATCAATATCGTTAAGCGGAGAATCAGGCGTGAATGTGCAATTAGTAATGCCAAACACAAGAAATGTAACTAATAATGACGCTTGTGGCGTGTCATTAACCGGCACATTAAAATTATCTTAGGAGGTAAAAAATTATGAGTAGTAGAGTATTAGAAGATGCAGTAAATCAGATTACCTGCACATACAAGACACATTGCGATAACAAAAAGAATGGCAATGCGTGGGCGCAAGGCATAGACCTTGTGAAATACAAATCACAGCTTGATTTCGTTACCGCACATTCAGACGGTACGGTTATCAAGGTTATAGCTTATCTCTCAGGCACAAACGGTGTGCCTGACAAAGAGGGAATGGGATATGGCAATTATGTGATGATTAAGCATAATGACAAGATATGCACATTGTACGCGCATCTTGAAAAGGTGTATGTAAATGAGGGCGAATTTGTCAAGAAAGGACAGCGTATCGGCTTTATGGGAAATACCGGTGGAAGTTACGGAGCGCATCTTCACTTTGAGGTCAGAGAGTACCCGAACGGCATTCCGACAAGCGGTTTACATGATGAAAGCAAGTATAAATGGCTTGATCCTACACCGTACATTGACGCGGACATTACCGGCATTAATACGGCAGAATACAAACTTAACGGACTTGATTATTTGCCGGTTTTCAATCCGAAATACTACCTCAATAAATATGCCGACCTTAAGGCGGCTTTCGGCAGTGATTATGACAAGGCTTGGGCGCACTTCAAACAGTACGGTATGAAAGAAGCAAGGCAGGCAAGCACGGAATTTAATGTGATTGCTTACAAAGATAACTACGCCGACTTAAGAGATGCGTTTGGCGATAATCTTCCGTTATACTATGAGCATTATTGCAACTACGGACGTAAAGAGGGCAGGAATGCAAGGACGGTTGAAAAGAAAACACTGACACTGACAAGTTACCCGAATTATACAAGTGGTAATGGATATTACCGTGTAAGGAAGTCTTACAAGGATGAGAAGAATGCAATCGGTTCTTATTGCACTTGGAGCAGTGCGTACAAGACTTGGAAGAGATACAAGTCAAGCGGCTACCATATCTACGATAAAAACGGCAAACAGCTTGATTAAGGGCATTAATAAGGCGTGTGGTACTTATGTACTGCACGCCTTATTTTTATTTCGATAAAATATCTACATAGAACATATCAAGGTTTATCTCTTGACCGCTTGAACCGTCAATGAAATTTGTGGTATCTACAAGTCCATTGAAAGTTCCGTATATTCTTATTATATCTTCTTCTAGCAGCTTTTCATAATCTTTAGCAGATGTATCTCTCTTATCCGTCACAAAAAACATATCGCCATCGTAAATATCGTATTCCTGGTCTTTAGTGAATACCTTGTATGTGGTAGTGCCGAAAGAGGTTGATACGTCAAATATTTGTACATCAATGTAAAAATTCTGGCCTTTATACTTATCGGGATTGCGCTTAACATCTTTATAGTTGAGTTCCGAGCAGGTAGCGGCAAAATCATCTTTAGACAAGTCAGTTTTTGAAGATGAGGTATTGCTACCTGATACAGCAATTATTATCGTGATTACCATTAATGCGGTTGCAATAGAGCCAAGGACAAGACCGGCCGTAGCGGTTCCACCCTTGTAACCGTATCTTTTGTTCGCGCTTGAACCGGTTGCGCCTAGTACAATCGCTATAATGCCTAAAATACCACCAACAAATATAAATGATGTTAGTATACCTATGATACCTAAAACAAGTGCCGCGGTACCTTTTGGCTTGTATGGTTGCGGTTGTGGTTGCGGTGGGAACGGTTGTTGCCATTGTGGTGGTTGCTGATAAAATTGATTATTATTATCCATATGTCTCTCCTTGTAAAATCGTGTCGAGAATTGCGATAGATTACCGCGTATGCCCGACAAAATGTGTGATATGATTGTAAATGTCCTCGGAAAGAGGATATTCAAGTTCCGATGTGGCGGTGTTTGGTAGCGCGGCACCGTCACTAGAACTTAATGATACTTTATGTGGGATATTTTGTCAATGTGGGTTGACAAGCAAGAACAAATGTTCTAATATAGGCATATCGCTACTATAATCGTGTGGTATTCGGGAGGGTTGTTGTATGGAATGTAAACAAAAAATAATAGATGAGGTCAATGAGTGCCAAAATGGCAGATTTCTCGAATTTTTATATCGAATGATATTATCATTCAAAAAAAAGTGGGGCATCTAGTGCCCCTCTTTCTCGTACCAATAGGTTATATTGTCGAAAATAGTTCTCCGGTGTTCCGCGTTAAGGACTTTTAATCGCTTAACATTTTCTAGTAGTTCTGCATCGGACAGCAAATCAGGAATTAGATCTGCGGTATCATCCGTAAAATTATCATCCCAACCCATTAAATAAGATGGCGAAATATCAAGAACCTTTGCGATGCTTTCAAGCTTATCACTCGGAATGTTCGTTATGATATTGTTCTCATACTTATATAATGTCTGTTTTGATACTTGAATTTTACCGGCAAGTTCAACTTGTGGCATATTCAAGAGTTCACGGCGTTTTTTAATTCTGTCTCCAATTGACATCATATGTTCCTCCTTTCCTATTGGTAACTTCATTATATCACTAAAAAGTTACAAGTCAAGTAAAAAATAACTTGACAAGTTACAAAAAAAGGATATAATGAAAGTAACTTGATAAGTTACAATGACGAAAGGAGATGAAAATATGATAGACACAAACAAGCTTCGCGGAGTTATCGCCGAACGTGGCAAAACACAAGCGGATGTCGCTAAAATGATAGGAATAACTACCAAAACATTCTATTCGCATATGCAGAAAGGTGTGTTTGGCAGCGATGAAATCCAGGCGATGATTGACGGTTTGGAAATTCACAATCCTATGGATATTTTTTTTGCAAAGCAGGTAACTTTATAAGTTACTAAGGAAAGGAGAAGCATATATGAATTTACAGATATTCAAAAATGAAGAGTTCGGAAAAATCCGAACAGTTGAGAAAAATGATGTTGTTTATTTTGCCGGAAGTGATGTTGCAAAGGCTTTAGGTTATGCAATCCCACACAAGGCAGTACAGACACATTGTAAGGGGGTTCTAAAATGGAACATCCCTACAGATAGCGGAAATCAGGACGTTTTATTTATAACCGAGGGCGATGTTTACCGCCTTATTATGAAATCGAAACTGCCGAGTGCTGAAAGATTTGAAAGTTGGGTAATGGATGAAGTTCTTCCGTCAATCAGAAAGAACGGCGGTTACATAGCCGGACAAGAAACAATGACGGATGATGAGTTACTTGCCAAGGCTCTTATGGTGGCGAATAACAAGATTGCGGAAAGAGACCGCATAATCGAACATCAGAAAGCCAAAATCGAATATGACAGACCGAAAACCATTTTCGCCGATGCCGTAGCGACAAGTAATACATCAATCCTTGTCGGAGATTTGGCAAAGATAATATGTCAGAACGGCGTACAGATAGGTGCTAAGAGGCTTTTTAGTTGGCTTAGAGATAATGGCTATCTTATCAAGCGCAAGGGTGCAGATTGGAATATGCCGACACAGAAGTCCATAGAAATGGGTCTATTTGAAATTAAGGAAAGCACTCACATAAACGGCAGTGGATGTAATGTAACTACTAAAACCCCAAAGGCAACCGGCAAAGCACAGATTTATTTCGTGAACAAGTTTTTATCAGGTATGAACAATGAGAGATTTGACTAATCAGAGGTTTGGCAGACAAGTCGCTATTAAACCTTGCGGTACCAATAAGTACGGAAACATTCTATGGCTTTGCAAATGTGATTGTGGGAAAGAACACATTGTTCCAAGTGGAAAATTAGTTCAAGGCAAATCGAAATCGTGCGGATGTCTTGCAAAAGATATTCATATAGCACAACTACAGACACACGGAATTACAACCGGTGGGAAACCAAGAACTTTTATTATTTGGAACGATATGAAAGCACGGTGCCTTAATCCTAAATCTATATCATATAAGAATTATGGGGCGAGAGGAATTACAGTATGCCAAGAATGGCTTACTTACGAGAACTTCCATAACTGGGCACTGAATAATGGTTATAATGATCAGCTGACACTTGACCGCATTGATAACGAGGGCAATTATTGTCCGGAAAATTGCCGTTGGGTCACTATGGAATACAATCGAGCGCATCAACGCAGGACAAAATTCTTTGTTATAGACGGAGAGGAACTAAGTTTTACAAAATGGTGCGAGAAAGCCGGCATAAGCAGGTATATAGCACATAAAATTTTGGATAAAAGCGAAGAGACGTTTGTTAAGACACTAAAGGAAAGGATAGCATTGAGCAATGGTAAAGAGGAATAAATTTAAACGGTTCATTCATTCACTATCGTGGGCGACATACACCGGCGCAGTGGTGTTTATAGCATTGATGCTGATGTTAATAATTGTCGCTATGATAAACCATAACCGGAATGTCGTAGACACGGAAGAATCCGAACCGGAAACAGAAACAATAATCGAAACGGTCAGCATTGTACGGCAGACGGACAGTGAGGATTTATATTTTTCGACAGAGAAAGGAGAAGACAATGGCAATTAAGAGTTACAAGGGATTTAACAAAGATATGACTTGCAAAGGATTTCAGTATGAAGAGGGCAAGGAATACGAGACAGAAAGAGCAGAGTGCTGCGAAACCGGATTTCATGCGTGCGAATATCCGTTGGATTGTTTTTCGCATTACGCGCCAAATGGCAGTGTATATCATGAAGTAGAGCAGGACGGAGACATTGACCGCGAAGATGACGGTACAAAGATTGCATCAACCAAAATCAAGATTGGCGCAAGGATAAGCATAGCCGGAATTGTTAAAGCAGCTATCGAATACACAATGAGCAAAACTAAAAAGGAAGCAAGCAAAGATGATGATTACGGCGCATCGTCAGCCACCGGTTCTTGTGGCGCATCGTCAGCCACCGGAGATTACGGCGCATCGTCAGCCACCGGATATAAAGGCGCATCGTCAGCCACCGGTTCTTGTGGCGCATCGTCAGCCACCGGATATAAAGGCGCATCGTCAGCTGATCACAAAGATGCCGTGGCTGTCGCGTGGGGCTATCGCGGTAGAGCCAAAGGCGTTTTGGGTTCTCACCTTGTATTGGCGGATTGGGAAGGCGATGTCAGCTGGTATTGGAAACCGGAGCATTGGGAACTCAAAGGCGCGAAAATGGTGCAGGTTGACGGTAAGAACATCAAGCCTGATACATGGTACACAATGGAGAATGGCGAAATTATGGAATGGGATGAAGAAGAATAGAAAGGAGATAGCAATGATTATCACAGATTTTAATCAGATGTCAGTAGTAACCGACTTGCCCGTTATCCACAATGTAATCGGATTAAGTTTCGTGATTGAAGACGGAAAGATTACCAAAGTGGTAAACGATAAGGCTTGCAACAATTGAGTCACAAGCCTTATCAAATCAAATAAGAAAGGGTCGGTAAAACCCAGTTCTTATGGTACCACACAGAAAGGAGAATTGCAAGTCAAAATGAGAAGTCGAATAGAAAACATACTTAAGAAAATGGGAATACCGGAGGAAATGCCGGGATTTAGGATATTGACAAGTGAAATAGAAGAAGTCGTGTACTACAAAGGGGCGATAGGCATAAACGAGGTCGCTCAAAGAGTAGCAGGAATATCAGAGATAAAGACAGATACCCTTGCCAAGCGCGTTAGAGACGCACTTAAATGCGTTGATGACGAGGGCGCAGCATTCAAACGGTATGTGGGATTCCATCCTATCACTAACGTGACATTCGTACAGAATGTGGCAATCAGCATACTTAAGGAGGATAAGGAATGGGAAATGTAGCAAAGATAAGCGGAACCGTAATTGCCGAGCCGGAATACTCACATACTACGGTAGGCGAAAAATCCTACAAGGTGCTTATCGAGGTTGCCCGAATGAGTGGGGCATATGATGAAGTTCCTTGCATTGTTCCGGAGATATTCGCGCAGAAGATACGCAAAGGTCAGAGAGTGCATTTTGACGGAGAGGTCAGAACCTACTACAGCAAGGACAGACACCTTGAAGTTTATATATTCGCTCAAAAGGTCTATGAAGAGACTGATATGGGCGATTACAACCACGTCGAATTTGACGGACTGATTAAGTACCCACAAGAGCCGAGACGTACACCGCTAACAAACAGAACCGTTATTGATTTCTCAATTGTAAATCGCGATGGTAACGGTGCCGTGAATTACATTCCGGCAATCGCCTGGGGGCGAAACGCATACCGTATAGCGAATTGCGGAGCAGAACAGAAGATAAGGATAACCGGCAGATTTCAGAGCCGGGTATACGAAAAAGACGGAACCGAACATACCGTATATGAAATATCGGTATCGGGAATATATATGTTATAGGAAGGAGACACATATGGCAAAATCAGACAAAGCTGTCCTTGTATCGGACGAAAACCACGTTATTCTCGATAAATGGTACTACGAGGAACTCATAAACACCGCAGCGAGGGTTGACGTACTCATAACTCTTATAGATAGGGATAAGTACATAGCCATACCGGAGTTATTGGCAATTCTCGACAGACCGAAGGGGAACCGCCTTTTGCATGAAATGGATCAGAAATTATTGGAAGAGAAAGGAGAGACAGCGGAATGCGTGAAATGATTATAAAAAGCCTTACGGTAACTAACTTTATGGCGTATGCGGAAAAGACATTTACATTCGGTAAATTAACATCACTGTCCGGAATGAACGGTGTAGGTAAATCAACAGTTGTAACCGCTTATAATTGGCTGTTCTTTAACTGTGATTACGAACTGAAAGACAATCCACCGATAAGGCGCGAGGTTGACGGAGTGAGCATTGATGACATTGATACTTCCGTTTCCGCTGTAGTTGAGATTGACGGCAAGGAAATAGCCGTACGCAAGGTTCAGAAGAGAAAATACAGCAAGGACGGCACATCTTATAAAGATGATAATGTCTACTATATCAATGAGGCTGCCAAGACACTTACCGCGTACAACGAGTATTTCGACATTGATATGAACGTATTCAAGATGTGCAGTAACGTCAACGCATTTTTAGCAAAAAAGCCGGCAGAAATGAGAGAATATCTCTTTACACTTGCTGAAAGCAAGACGGACTACGACATCGCATCGGCACACGAAGAGTTGGCAGAGTTACTTCCGTTACTCAACAAGTACACGCGCGATGAAGTAATCGCCTTGAATAAAAAAGCCGTATCAGACATCAAAGCAGAACTTCCGGTACTTAAAGGTCAGATTTCGGAGAAAGAAAGAGACATTCAGATTAAGAATGCCACAGATAAGGGCGAACTGTTGGCAAAGCAGAAAGAAATTGAGGACAGATTAAAGACTGTCGCAGATGCGAAAGCCGATAATGACAAGCTGTCATCTGAATATCAGGCATTATCGGACGGTATTCTTGAACTGAAATTCAAACAGAATGAGATAGAGGAAATCGCAAATATTGGACTTATTGCGAAACGTGACACATTAAAGCAGGCAATTAGCGATACAAAGTCGGAATTATCTGACATTCAGAATGAGTGCGTTTCAATGCAGAAAACGATTGATAGCCTTACAGCAGACATTGACCGCAAGAACCGTATTCGCAATATGAAAGTAGAGGAATGGCAGCAAGCGAAAGACCGTAAATTTGACGAAAACAGCCTTGTTTGTCCTTATTGCAAGCGAAAGTATGACGCGAGCAAAAAAGAGGAAATGCGAGCCGATTTTGACGCACACAAGGCAGAAAAGTTAAGGATAATAACCGATGCCGGAATGTCACTCAAAGCTGACATCGAAAGCATAACTGCCGAGATTGAAGAATACAAGGGCAAGATTGAAGAAAAAGCGGTAACCGCTAACAACCTTAGGGATGAAATTGTAAATCTTACGGAAAACCTTAATGCGATACCTGACAAGGCGGATGTCAGTGATAATGACACATACAAGGCATTGCAGGCAGAAATCGAGAAGAAAGAAACACTTCTTAAGGCATCACGTTCAATGGCTGATGTTAGGGCAAACCTTAAGGCAGAGGAAATCACACTCAACAGTCAGTTGATAGACATTAAGAGCGAGATGGCCAAACTTGATACTGTTGCCGATACTGAAAGGCTTGCGGAACTTGAAAAACAGTACAAGGTCAAAGACCAGATGCAGACTGATGCTGAAAAGATACTTAAGCTTATTAAGGAACTCGACAAGTGCAAGAATGAAGAATTGTCAGACGAAATCAACAGTCATTTTGGCATTGTTAAGTGGAAACTTTGGGAACTTAGCAAGGGCGGAGAGTACAAGAATGTATGCGTGCCTATGGTAGACGGCAAGTCAATACTATCGACTATGAGTAACAAGGGCAATCGCATTCTCGGCAGAATTGATATATGCCGTTCATTACAGAGCATCAACGGTTTTATCTGCCCGATATGGCTTGATGACGCGGAAAGCCTTGATGTAAGCAATCGCCGTAAATTGGCTGAAACAGTAGGCAGACAGCTTATATTACTGATTGTAAACGGTAGCGAGAAATTAGAAATTGCGGAGGGATAAACACTGTGAATGATAGATATATTGTAGAACAAGAGTTTGAACACGCAGGATATAAATGTGCCGTTACATTCAATGTGATGGGGCATAGGTGCGGATATGTAGGCATTCCTAAAAACCACCCTTTATATGGTAAAGGGTATTCAAACTATCTTGAAATTAAGAAAGCAGATGTCGGAGACCGAAAAATAAGCGGTATTTTTCCTTTGCTTGGAGCTTGCCTTGATAAAGACGAAAGAATACGAATTGAAGCATATTTTTCATGCCACGGCGGTATTACCTTTGCAGATGGCGGTAAAAAATCAAGTTATCCGATTGAAAGTGATTTATGGTGGTTTGGTTTTGACTGTGCACATTGTAACGATGCAAGAGAACTTGGACTCGCTTATGAGAGATTTCCTAATTATAGAAAAAGTCTTTTTATACAAATGGAGATTGAAAGTAAATTTCACATTGATGGGTTGATAATCCGTACAGAGGAATATGTAGCAGAAGAGTGCAAGAAGTTAGCGGAACAGTTGAAAGAGTTTGAAGAAAGCGAGGAATAATTATGGCAGAGAACACAGCAGTAGCAGAAAAGAAAGAAGCTGAAAGCAGAGAACTTGTAGCAAAGGACTTTACAGAGGGAATGGTTGTAAAAATTAAACAGAAAGAGAAATTCGGTTTGACATTCCCCAAAGATTACAACTACACAAACGAGTTAATGTCGGCAATGTTGATTTTGCAGGACACCGTAGACACGAACAAAAAACCGGTGTTACAGAGTTGCACAAGGGCAAGTATCGAAAATGCGCTTATCGAAATGGTAACAGACGGATTATCAATAAGGAAGAAACAGTGCTATCCGGTTGCTTACGCAGGGAAGTTAAGCTGTCAGCCATCTGTTTATGGTGCGACTTGCGTCGCCAAGAGATACGGGCTTGTTGACATAAACGCAGAAGTTGTCTATGAGGACGATGAATTCAGCTACACGATTAAAAATGGAGAGAAAACAATCGTAGAGCACACACAGAAAATTGACAATATCGACAATGACAAGATTATAGGTGCCTATGCCGTAGCGGTTATGAAAGACGGAACTGTTAAAACAGAAGTTATGACAATCAAGCAGATAAAGACCGCTTGGAAGCAGGGATTTGGATATAAGGAAAACGGAAACGGAGTTCATCAGAAATTCACTGATCAGATGGCAATGAAAACCGTTAAGAACCGACTTCTTAAATCCATTAACAATACTCATAGTGGTTTTGGCGAGGAAGACGATTATGAGGAAATCAGCCACGAAGAAATGCTTGAGCAGGATGTAGCTTACGATATTGAGCAGAATGCAAACAGTGTTGATTTTGACGAAGATAACATCATTGACGGTACAGCCACAGAAATAACCGAAGAACCGAGCGATGTAGCACCGTTTGCGGAAGAAAAGGAGAATTAAGTAAGCCTATGAAATCAGCAAGTTTAGAACAGATGATGGCTGATATGAATAATGGCACTTATGACTTGACTTGCAACGGAGAATGTACTCAATGCGGTAATTGTTGCAGTGACCTACTTCCTATGACAGAAGATGAAATCGCAACAATCCGCAAGTACATCAAGAAACATCATATCAATGAACATAGGCATAATTATCCGACGGCTACACCAACAATGGATATGACTTGTCCGTTTCTTGATGATGATAAGCCAAAGGAAAAATGCGAGATTTATTCAGTTAGGCCTAGAATCTGTAGAGAGTTTATCTGCTGTCCGAGTAAAAGACCACAGATTGATGATTGGGATTACAAATTAAAGTGCAAGGTAGTTGATGTTAGAAGGGAGTTTTTTGAATGAGAGTAGTTTCGCAGGACGGAAAGATAGATATGCCGTATGAAATGGTAGGTATTTTCAGATTTAAGGCAGAAATCTATTTCTTAAATAGAAATCTGACAGGTGTTATACCGCTTGACGGCGATGTGAGGTTAGCCACTTATTCCACCGAAGAAAAGGCAATTAAGGCTATGGAAATGTTGAGAGAACTGTATTTGCTTAAAACGGAAGTTCATAGTGATTATAACTGTCATCACTATAAAGTAGCATTGAACAAGGTCTTTCAGTTTCCACAGGATAACGAAATCGAGGTGTGAGTATGAAACTTAAATGTATCGCAAGCGGTTCTTCCGGTAACTGTTATACCTTAACCGCTAATGACGGAGAAACACTTATCCTTGATTGTGGAATACCTCTTATGAAGATTAAAGAGGGATTGAATTGGAATATCAAAGATGTTGCAGGGTGTGTGGTAACACACGCCCACAACGACCATTCAAGGGCATTAAACGACCTTAAGGATATGCGAATACCGGTATTTGCACCGTACATAAGCCTTAATCCTATGGCACTCGGCAGCGGTCAATTTAAGATAGCCGCTTTCGACCTGACAACGACAGACGGCAGGTGGACTCACACTAACGCAGACAGCACCGAATGCCCTTGTTATGGATTTATGATAATCCATCCGGAAATGGGAAAAATGCTTTACATAACCGATACGGAGCTGATTAAGTGGCGGTTCAAGGATATAAATCACATTCTCTTAGGCGTGAATTACGACAAGGATTTAGTTGATGCCGACAGCCCAAAGACAAGACACGTTTTCCAAGGACATATGAGCATTGACACGGCTTGTGATTTTGCTAAGGCTAACTATTCAGATAGCTTGCAGAACGTCATAATGTGCCATTTATCAAGCGAAAATGCTGACAAAGACTTATTTATCGAGAAGATGAAAAAAAACGCTTGTAGGGCAAATGTGAACGTAGCAGAGCCGGGCAGGGAATGGATTTTAAGGAAAGGAGATGAATGTCCGTTTTGATGACCGAAACTGAACCTATATGTGCGAATTGCAAGCACAACACAAAAGATGATGAAAACTATTATTGCAACAATGAAGACAGCGACTGTTATGGATTACCGACTATGTATGATGACAGTTGCGAAGATTTTGAAGAAAAGGAGATTTAATTATGATTAGCGCGGATAAAGGACATGTGCGTATTTCCGGCAAGGGTATTGAAATGCTTACGGAGCTTGGTGTCATCGCAGCAGCTTTGCATGAAATGATGTGTGAGAAAGGAATATCGAAAGGCACAGCAGAAAAAGTAATTCATGGTGTGGTTGCTGCCGGAATTTGCTCTAGGGAAACATTTGACAAGAAAGAAAACTCGATAATGGAAACGGCTGACGAGATAGTCAAGAAGATACTCAAAGGAGAGAAAGACGATGAATAAAGTTATTTTAATGGGTCGTTTAACACGCGACCCGGACGTAAGGTATTCGCAGACAGCGAATGGAAGTATGGCAGTCGCAAGATACACACTTGCGGTCGACCGTCGTTTTAAGAAAGACGGAGAAACAAACGCGGATTTCATATCGTGTGTTGCGTTTGGTAAGGTCGGCGAGTTTGCCGAGAAGTATTTACGCCAGGGAACAAAGATTGTTGTTGAGGGCAGAATACAGACCGGAAGTTACACCAACAAGGACGGCAATAAGGTTTACACGACTGACATTTATGTTGAGAATTGCGAGTTTGCCGAAAGCAAGTCCGCGGCGGAACAGAACGGAGTAAACACGGCACCGGCGCGACCAAAGCCGAGTAATGTTGATGCAGACGGTTTTATGTCAATTCCGGATAACGTAGATGATGACGGTTTACCGTTTTAAGGAGAGTCTATGAAGATTATTAGCGGAAAGGAATAACAAGTCCTCGGTAAACCGAGGTTGCGTAATGGGTGAAGTAAAATGGAATTGCGCACAAAACATAGTAAAATGAGTTCCGTGCAAGACCGGATTAAAGTATGCTAAAAAACGCTTGCTGACTATGTTGTCCACGATTACAAAGCGATTTGTAACGTGGTGTTATGAAAAAATTAAAAGTATGTTGGGTATCTGCCGGTATATCAAGCTTTATGGCAGGATATTTAGCCGGAAATGTTGATGAATGGATTTACATTGACATTGCAGACCAACACCCGGACAGTATCAGATTTATTAGAGATTGCGAGAATGCAATCGGGAAGAAGATACAAATTTTAAAATCAAGTGAATATAGGAATGTCGAGGAATGTGTCAAGGTGTTTGGCAGTTTTAAACATATAAAAGGCTTTACACCTTGCACAAATTGGCTTAAGAAACGTGTGAGAAAAGAATGGGAAGACCAACACAAGGATTGCGAAATCACTTATGTTTGGGGATTTGATGTAAACGAGAGGGCAAGAGCCGACAAAACGATTGAAGCTAACCCACAAGCAGTACACGAATTTCCGCTGATTGACAAAGGACTTTCCAAAGAAGAGGTTCACGGCTTATTTAACCGGATATTCGATTTCCCAAGACCTAAAATGTACGAAATGGGTTATTCAAATAATAACTGTATCGGCTGCATTCGTGGTGGTATGGGATATTGGAACAAAATAAGGAAAGATTTTCCGGAAGTCTTTGACAGCCGGGCAAGGCTTGAAAGAGAAGTCAACCATTCCATTCTTAAGGATAGCAACGGTCCTATATTCTTAGATGAATTAGATCCGAGCCGTGGGAATATGAACACGGAGATAATGCCTGAATGTGGCGTTATGTGTTACTTGAACATTAATTGATTTAACGCGCGTCAGAAATGGCGCGCAGGAAAGGAGCAGAAATGGATGGTGATTGATATGTTAAGCATTGATGAAGCAATAGCACACGCAAGAGAAAAAGCGAAAGAAATCAGAGAAAACATAATAGACGGAGATAACCTAGAACCATACGAATTATATTGTAATGCAATGGTTGCTAAGAGTGCTGAAGAATACGAACAACTTGCAGAGTGGTTGGAAAAACTAAAAGAATATAAAGCATTAGAAGCAGAAGGTAAGCTTGTTATTTTACCTTGCAAATATGTGTATTACATTGTTGATATAAACAATTCTGGATATGCAAAGGTTGCGAAAAGATTTATTAAGGTGCTTTCAGTATATGAGATTGAGAACATTGACAAAGAAAACTGCAAATATTTTTCCACAAAAGAAAAAGCAGAAGCAAAACTGAGGGAATTGAGGTGTAACAATGGAAGATGAAAATTTCTTTGAAAAATGCAGGACTTGTCAACACTGTTATACAAAAAAAGATGACGATTATGTTTATTGCAGGAAAAGAAATGGAAAATGTGAATATAAACCATATAAGTCAAGAAAAGAATTGAGAGGTGAAGAAAATGAAGAAAGAAGTTGACGGAGTAGTAGTAGAGGCAAAAAGCATTCTAACCGCACTGAAAATAATCAAGACAGTGTGCGAGGACAATGAATGTCAGACTTGCCCCTTTGGGAAGAATGATAATACAACTGGGAAAATACTTTGCATGATTAAATGCACAACACCCGATGTATGGATTATTAATGACGAGACTGATGTATGGAGGGCATTACGATGAACAATATTAAAGAAGAAAGAGTAACCGACTTGTCTATTATCATGGAAATGATAGATAGTAAACCTTATTATAGCGTGCAGTACAGAAATGTCGGTGAGATTGGCTGCCACATCGGGTACAGCTCGTACAATTTAAAAACTGTATTAGAGTTCATTGGTGAATATTTTGAGATAGTAGAAAATGATAGCAAACAGACAAACGCCGACAGAATAAGGAATATGACGGATGAAGAATTGGCAAAGTTTCTTATAACTTTTAAGAACACATTCGGCGAAGAATACGAAGGAGAAGTCAGTTGTATGGAATGGCTTCAATCAGAAGCAGAATAGGAGAGAATATGGAAGATATATATTTGTATAAAGCTAAGACAACCCCAAAAGAAAAAGGAGAATTTAACAATGTTTGGGTTACTGGAAATCTTATTGTTTCCAATGGAAAGTATTATATACATCCTATAAACAATGTTGTAAATGTTGAGAATGAGATTGGAAGAATAATCGTGATGCACGAAGTAATTCCAGATACCATCTGCCAATGCACCGGACTTAAGGATAAGAACGGTAAGAGAATTTGGGAGAATGATATTGTCGGGCTTTACAACGAGAACAAAGAAAAACGATATGCTGTAGGGAGTGTAGAATACGGAACTTGTAATTGTTCATGTTGTGACGGAGTGTATGGCTGGTATTTTACGGATAATGCCGACATAAGAGAATCGGGAAGATATGAAGTTATCGGCAACATCTTTGATAATCCGGAATTATTAGAAAGCGAGGGATAAATATGACAGAAAGTGAAGCTAATCTGAACGACAACATAGGTACGGTTGAAGCAAGGCAAATTATTGAGGTGGTAACGGCGCTTGCGAAAAGTTGCGCTTTTACTCACATTGAAGCCATGAAAATAGCTAAGGTATGTCAAGACTGTTGCGACAGATTGGAAAGGAGTAACGATGACGGAGAATGAAGCAATAGAAGCAATACAGTTTGATTTAGAAATAGGCGGTGAGATACATTCTCAGGTATTGCGCGATGCTGTTGATGTTGCAATACAGGCACTTGAAGAGGTGCAGCAGTACCGCCAGATTGGCACGGTGGATGAATGTCGTGAAGCTGTGGAGAAACAAACCTCAAAAGAGCCAGATTATGAGGGCGACGGATACTCGAATGGACAGCTTGTATACGACACTTGGATATGTCCTTGCTGTGGTCATCATTACGAGGTTGATTATGATGATTATGAATATTGTCCGAAATGTGGCCAAAAAATTGATTGGAGTGATGAAGAATGAGCGAAGAACTTAAGCCGTGTCCATTTTGTGGTGGGAAAATAAAGTTGGATGAAGATGATTTTTATATGTTTTGCTGTGATAAATGTGGAGCAGGAATAACATTCGCGAAAGAATTGGAAGACGGAACGGCTACAGACTGTAGCAAAGAGGAGAGTATAGAAAAATGGAACAGGAGGGCGAACGATGGGAAGACTGATTGATGTAGCAGGCCTTGAAAAATTCATCCGTGAACATAGATGTGCCATAGGAGATGACAATTTATTATTAGTCGCAGGGAAAGACGGTAGGTGGCAGGAAGCATTACCGTTTGTAAAAACAGCATATGATGTGGATGAAGTCGTGAAAGAAATTAACGAATGGACATTTAATGCAAACATAGATGTTGGCGACGGAACAATAATGAACCACAACCTCATTGTTAGGGATACGGCAATAAACATAGTAAAGGCAGGTGGGAAGAATGAGTGATTTAATCAGCAAAAATGAAACAATAGACTTACTGTACCAAGTATTTGAAAAATATAGTATGGCAACCGATAAAAATAGTCCTTTAGGTGGATTTGGAGTAGAACTATTTAAGAATATAAAAGCAATGCCTACCATCTATTCAGTTGACAAGGTTGTAGAGGAATTGGAAAAAGCGAAAACAATAAATGTTGATGTTGGATTTGGAACAATTTGCAAAGCTATTCGCAAGGATGTCGCAATCGAAATCGTAAAGGCAGGTGGTAATTCTTGAACTATCAGAACATAGCGAAAGCCAAGGCGATTGAAGCTAAGAACCGTGAACGCCTTAAGAAAGTCAATTCCGAACTTGATGACGGCAGCGGTATTTACTTTTTAACACGAACCGATGAAAACGGCATCCGGTATTTTTATATCGGGCAGGCACTTCACATTATGCAGAGAATGTGCGGACACCTTGTAGGGTATCAACATATAGACCTCTCGATCAAGAAACGCGGATTTTACAGCGATGATAACCCTTACGGTTGGAAATTGAACTTTATGCACTACCCGAAAGCAGAATTAGACAAATGGGAGCAGTATTGGATTTTGAAGTACACACAAAAAGGTTATCAGTGTCGTTATAACAAGACTGCCGGAGGGCAGGGAGAGGGCAAAGAGAAGATAAACGAGTTCAAACCCTCTAAAGGCTACAGAGACGGCATAGAGCAAGGCAAAAAGAACCTTGCAAGAGAATTATCCTCTATCGCAGAAAAACACCTTAAAATCGAAATTAGAGAGGATAAAGCTAATAACAAGGTGTCACAGAGACAGTATGAGAAATTTATGGAATTATTGAAAGGAGGTCTATCAGAATGAGTACAGCAGTTGTTATAACCGCGATAATTTGCGGAACAATAATCTGCATATCTACAATATCGGCAATTACCGGTAATGTGCAGAGAAAGAGAAATGAGAAAAAGCTTAGAGAGGTTCAGAAAGCTTTTGACGATTTTTTACAGAACCTTAAAGAAGAAAGCGAGGAATAAGTATGTTTAAGGTTGGATTATCGCCGCTGACAAACCGCATTTATTGCGGTAAATCAGACAGAAGAACACCAAATACACTGATAGGCAAGGAAGATGTCACAAGTGATGCTTTACGCGCCGTTTTTGGATGGCTTGTGTCGTACTATGAACATGCAGAGTCGGGCGAGGAACTTATTGTCGAAGTCCCCGATACCGATTACGAGATTGTTGTAAGAAAAGGTAGGACGAAGAATGAAAATTTTAAGTAAAAAGAAATGTGAAGAAATTCTGAAAAGAATTACTGCAAATGAAATTATTCAGACCGAATACGGATTACGCGATATGGAAGCGGAAACAAAAGCTACAGAAAACAGAGCAGAGATAGCTTTTATTGTCGGCGGTATTAAAGGGATGAACAAGGTACAGAACACATTAAGAAAAAGGTATAACAATAACTGAAAGTCAAAGAAAGGAATAGGTTGTGAATCAAAATAGTAAAAGACTTTATAGAATATGGAAAAATATGAGGAATAGATGTAGGAATCCTAATAATAGAAGTTATCACAAATATGGCGGCAGAGGCATAACAGTATGTGACGAATGGGATAAACACTACGATTATTTTGAAAAATGGTCACTTGAAAATGGGTATACCGATAGCTTGTCAATAGACCGCATAAACGCAAATGGAAATTATGAGCCTTCAAATTGCCGGTGGGCTGATAAGCACACACAAGACAATAATAAAAGAAATTCTATTAGAGTATTGTACGGTGGAAAATACATTCCCATTATAGACGTTGCAAATATAACAGGGAAAAAATATAGTGAGATTTATTATTTAGCTATTTCGGGCAAAGTTGTAAGCAAAAGAATAAATATAATTTAAAGAAAGGAAATAGGAGTGCGCACATAAAACCGAGGTTTCCTTTTGGTAGATTTAGAATGTATAAAAAGAAAATTAAATGTGAAATATATCGTGATTCTATGCAGAATTACAAAAAATACGCAATACCGCCGGCGCAGCTTATCATTGCTGATGTTCCGTATAACGTAGGTAACAATTTTTACGGTAGCAACCCTATGTGGTACAGGGGGGGGGATAATAAAAACGGGGAAAGCAAGCTTGCCGGCAAAGCGGCGTTTAATTCCGACTTCAATTTCAACCTTTACGAGTATTTTCACTTTTGTTCAAAAATGCTTAAGAAAGAAGACACAAAGCCTTTACAAAGAGGCAGAAGTAGTAACAGCCCTTGCATGATTGTGTTTTGTTCCTTTGAACAGTTGTCAACATTGATTGCCGCGGCAAAGAAGCACGGATTTGTCAATTATATACCGCTTGTATTCTGTAAAAATTACAGTCCGCAGGTACTTAAAGCGAATATGCGTATCGTAGGTGCTACGGAATATGCGCTTGTGTTATATCGAGATAGGCTTCCAAAATTCAGAAACGGTTGTCAGACAGACGAGGATGGGAAGAACATCAGAGGTACGGGGCATATGGTGTTTAATTGGTTCACTTGGGATAAAGACGGTAAAAATATTCCAAAGATACATCCGGCGCAGAAACCGGTAGCGGTTCTTAAAAGGCTGATTGAGATTTTTACAGACGAGGGGGATGTTGTTATTGACCCTTGTTGCGGTAGCGGTAGCACACTAAGAGCCGCGGCAGAGCTTGGCAGAAGTGCCTACGGCTTTGAGATTGACAGAAATTTTTACGAGCGTGCAAAGAATGAAATGCTTGTATTTGAAAAGGACAGCCAAATGAACATAAACGATTTTATAGACGTAGATTAGGAGGAAAAGCAGCTTAGAATTGCTATATAGGCAAAGAAAGGAATGTGGCTTGTGAGTGATGACACACAGACTACAAAGGAAAGCAAGTCATACATAAGATTAAAGACTTATAGACACACAAACAGATTAAACGGTAAATGCGCCGAGTGCGGTAAACCGTCAGAGAAATACAGATGTGCCGAATGCTCGGCTAAGAAGAACGAGAGAGAACGGTACGACAGAGAATACTACAAGAAATACGGTATCTGCCCGGTGTGCAAACAAGTTGACATCGGGCCAGATGAAAGTATGTGCCCGGAATGTTTGGCAAAGGAATATACATACCAGATGAGTAAACGCAATGCAAGCGAAGAAAGTCGCGCTAAGTACACCGAACAGCACCGCATATGGGCGCAGATGAAATACGAAGAGGATAAGGCTAATGGGATTTGCACAAGATGCCGGAAACGCAAAGCAGACAGCGGATATACTACTTGCGGAGTATGCCGGGCGAAAAACAGAGGGCGCAAACTTGCCAAAGAGGTCAACAAGGTATCGAAACGAGAGTATCGCGAAAAGAACGGCTTATGTTTCTTTTGCGATGAACCGCGCAAACCCGGTTACAAATTATGTGATCGGCATTATCAGATGAATGTCGATAAAGTAAATTCGCAGAGATCCAAGGATGTTAGGAAGAATTTAATCAAGAATGGCATCCTATATTAATAGCAGGAGGACTTGAATTAATGGCTGACAAGAGAATGTTTTCAAAGAAACTAATCAGTTCTGATGCGTTTCGGGATATGCCTTTAAGCACACAAGGGTTGTTCTTTCAGCTTTGTATGGAAGCTGATGATGACGGTATCGTAGATAACCCTAATACCGTAGCAAGGGCGTGTCAGGCATCCAAAGAAGATATGCAGATGTTAAAGGATAAGCGCTACATCCTCACATTCGATAACTCAAACGTAATCGTGATAAAGCACTGGAAGATGCACAATACAATCCCAAAGGACCGGTATCATCCGAGTACATATTCGGAGGAATTATCTACTCTTACGGTCAAGGAAAATGGCTCATACACCGAGAAAAACCGCATTGCAACGGATTGTAAACAGATTGTAGCCAAACCCGATACAGCTTGTAAACAAAATGATACAGAACCGCAACCGAGATTAGATAAGATTAGAGAAGATAAGATTAGTAATAATATCCCTACGGCTAAGAGTGAGGATGCGCACATTCCGTACACGGAGATTATAGCATATCTTAATGAGAGAGCCGGCACAAAGTTTTTACCGTCAACGGTATCGACTAAAAGGCTGATAAAATCACGTTTTAATGAAAATCCGAGTTATACGGTAGATGACTTCAAAAAGGTTATTGACAACAAAGTAGCTGATTGGAAAGACACGGAACGACAGAAGTATTTACGTCCGGAAACATTGTTCGGTGTTAAATTTGAAAGTTATTTGAATGAGAAGTCTACAAGTACCAAGCCGAGGGCAAAACCCTCTAATAACCGTTTTAACAGCTTTAAGCAGCGAAACTATAACTTTGATGAACTTGAAAAACAATTACTTTCCAAGGAGGACAGCTAATGCCTAAGTTAAGACTGTATGACTTATTTGACGGTGCGGATTATGTCGGCTCATTTACCTCAAAAGAGATAACTACTCGGTTAGGAATAAGTATGAACGCATTTTACAATTGCTCTAATTACGGAACCTTAATTCACGAAAGGTACGGAATAATGGCTAGCGAGAATGGCGAAACAGCACCCGACCCATTGTTTACAGAATGGGATAGAACACGAAGATGTATTTTAAAGGGCGTAAGACCCTAGAAAGGAAGTGAGATAAATGAAGAAATGGATTGATACTTACACGAACGGCAAAGGTGTAGAATTCACGGTAGGCAAGAGATACATTCTCCGTCCAAAGGTGCTTAACGGCGAAATGGTTATAGCCACACTTGAAAGCATTGAGGATTACATCAATCAGTGGCAGAGAAGATATATTACCGGTGTATTCGTACAGACCAAAGAAACAAGGTGGAGAATGCCGCTTGCAATAGAAAGCTGCACAATTGAACCGTATGAAGGAGATTAAAATGAAAGACCGTGAATGTATATCGTGTACGCACTTTTTGATGTGCCAGGGCAAGGAAAACAGCGAGCCTTGTATCAATTATGAAAAGCGCGAGGACACGGTGGAACTGCCAAAGCGCACAGAATAGGAGATTGAATGAAGTTCTCAAGGTTTATCAAGTCGGAACTTGACATTATTATTGAGAGCGCGAACCTTACAGAAGATGAAGAAGAAATTCTTAAGTTACTTGGGAAAGGCAAAAGCATTGAAGAAGTAGCAATGGCGATGCACGTTTGCCGGCGTACGATTGATAGAAAGATTTACAACATAAAATCTAAAATTAATAAAATTGAGGTAGAAAGAAATGGTAAAGATTACTATTGACGGTAAAGATGTCAAGCCGGCGGATGTTGTTCTTCCCGAACAGATTTTGAAAATCATCGCGGAAGCTGTCGGCGGTTGACAAAACCGTAACTTAAGTGTAGAATGTGCCGTAAATGCGATAAATGCGGCACATTCTTTTTAGAAAGGAGATTATAAACTATGGAATGTGTTGCTTATATAAGAGTTTCTACAGAAAGACAAGCGGAGGAAGGCTACGGGCTTGAAAGCCAAAAGCGTGACATTGACGAATATTGCCGTAAACATCAATTGATTATCAAGGAGTATTATGTCGATGCCGGATTATCCGGAATGGAAATGTCAAAACGTGTTGAACTTCAAAGACTTATATCTGATATGGCTAAAATCGACGTTATTGTTGTCTACAAGCTAGACAGACTTGCGCGTGATACCGTGGATGCACTGTATATGATTGAAAAAATCTTTACACCAAAGGGAATTTGTGTAGAAAGCGTTCACGATTTCGCCAGATATGAAACACCGCAGGATAAATTCCAAACTCAGGTTATGGCAGCCGTAGCGGAGTACGACCGAAATACAATGATGCTCCGTATGCGCGGTGGAATGTTGGAACGTGTCAAGAGAGGTTTTTGGATGGGCGGTGGTAATTTGCCATTCTGCTATTCGTATGACAAAGAATTGGGTATTTTAGTACCAATTCCGGAGCGCGCCGAAACGGCAAGGAATGCACTTGAATTGTATATCAATGGGTATTCTGACGGTCGTATCGCTAGAATTTGTCATTACAGCGGTGAACCGGTTGCGCGGAAAATCTTGACAAGTGTAGTAAACATCGGAATGATACCGTACAAAGGCAAGGTGTATCAAGGCAAACACGAACCGATATTTGACATTGAACGCTACGAACTTGCGCAGGAGATCAGAAAGTCAAGGCACGATGCTAAGAGTTGGATTGCACACCCTACTAACCTTTTAACCGGGTTGTGCTATTGCGGTGTATGCGGTTGTGCGATGCGCTATCAGAAGTGGGGACAAAAAGAGGACTCCCCAAGAAAGATATATTGTTGTTCAAAGAACATAGACCTTGATTATCTTCCAAATTATAACCACGATTGCGACAGCAAACCGCAGTGGGCGTCAGACATCGAAAAGCAGGTAGAGAAACAGATGCTTGAAATATCCGTCAATCTGTCGAAATACAAGCCAAAAGAAAAGGAAACGAAATTACAGATAATGCAGTCACAATTAAGCCGCGAAAAAAACAAATTAAAACGACTGTATATCCTTTATGCCGAGGGCAATGACACTGTAATTGAGTTGATTAAGCAGTCAGAAGAGGAAGTGAAACGTATTACCGCCGCGATTGAAGAGGAAAGCAAGGCGGCAAAGAACACGCAGAAAAAAGAATTTGTTTATGACAATATAAAAAAGCTTGCCGACGTTTGGGACAAAATCGACAAGCAAACCAAAAATAAGATACTTAAAACTATAATATCTAAAATTGTTATTGTCAATGACAACATTGAAATTCAGTTGAAGAATTTTTAGCAGTAACTATACGCCGTGCCAAT